CATCTTCTGTTAAACTTAGCTCTTCTACAAGATTACGAAGTTTTAAATGTGTCCAAAATCCTCTCTTCAGAGCAGCACCAAATTTTCGTTGTTGGCGAATAATCATTCTAGCAAACTTCAATTCTTCTTGTAGAATCTCAGAACCATCTCTATACGATGCGTCTGGATCTAGTTTAGATGTTGGAGTCTTTAAGCTTCTGTAAAGTTTCTTTAGGAAGAATGTGAGATCGTCCATAGATCCATAATTTTGATTGCCTCCAATTTCAGTAACTGATGTTGGATCTTGTCCTTGTCTCTGAGCAAACCAATATGAGTCTGTCATTGACTGAGGATTATAACGCTTAACAACATCATTCTGATCAACATCAAATGTTTTACTGCTCCAATATTGTTGACGTAGTTTACGGATATATGCTTCTGACTGGGGAGCGTTCATGCGACCAGTAGATACATTGAAAATGAAACGTAGAGGCGCGTGTACCATTCTATGGATGACAATGGAGTCTTCTATGAGAGTCAGTTGGCGATAAGCTCTACGACAATTCTCAAGGAAAGGAGAAATGAATTCTTTGTTTGCTGAATATGTGCCATTATTGAAATATGCGATTTGTGATTCTTGGAACGGAATAAATTCCCAATCTTCAACTTTCTTCGGATCATCAATGGCGAAGATAGGCTTTCTGTATAAGAATCCTTTAATAAGCATGTTTTGAATATTATTATAAACTGGGTCCATCAAATCTGCTGGGAGATTGACAACACCCAACACACCCCGATCCTTAGCAGAGTCATGAATAATATGTTCAAAGAAACACTCTCCTTCAGTGAAGAAGCGTCTAAAATATTCAAAACCGTGATCTTCCAAATTATAATGACCCACGTATTTACGAAACTCTTTAATCAACTTACCTTGCATCTTTGGGTCAAGATCAGTATCTCGGAATGTTAGTTTAACAACATCCCCTTCTCCATCAATAGTGATACATTCGTCACATATTTCGTCAAGAATATCAGAGACTTCAGAGTTTGCTGCAATTGTTCTATAGTCACGAAGTCGAGCAGGTTTATCCTGTAGTGCTGGTGCATACATTACCTCTCCAAATGTCTTGTCTTGGTCGATAGCAGCATTCGCAATGTTATTATATTCATTGCTTAGTGCTATGGAATTCTTCGACAGAACTTCGGGTTTCCTCATTCCCACCTTTTGGAAATCTTTATATTTTGGATTTTTATCGTCAGTAGTATTAACCTCTGCATATACTGTAGAAGGTCCAGATGCTAACTTTGATTTTAATCCACCCCCATACGTTGAGCTATTGGAGGTTGATGAGTCGTTACTTGCCATAATAACTATTTACCCATTTTTATCGTTTAATCAACTGTAAAAGTATAATCAAATGCTGCCCAACCCACATCGTTTCGGGTAATGATCTTGAATGTACCACTGCTAACCACATCAGATAATATATCTAATATAGCAATATTGTCATTGACTACCTCTACAGTGTCTAATTTATATCCACTTAACACTCCGCTCTGGATAGTATCCACTGAGGTTAGGGGGAGGGAAGTGGTGATATCTCCACTCAAGAACCATGTATTGGTATAATCAAATCTCTTACCAACCATATTAATATAAACATCCTCATTAAAATTCAAGGATATATCGTCCACCACTGCGGTAGATCTGTTGTTATTTAGGGCATAAAATGCGTTGGTCATGCTTGGAGCAGCAGATACTTCAACAAACTCTGTCTCTCCTGATAGGCTTAGTGCTTCATTATAACCACCTTCTACATCCATCTCATCAAAATCGGTAATCAAATCTACATTTGTGAAATCTGTATGTACTTTATATATCGGAGCAGACACTTCTTCATGTGCTGGGAATATCCATCCTTCGATTTTAAATGTGGTGGTTGCTGTTATTCTAAATTTATCAGTCGCAGGTAGATCTGTTGGGTTATCAAATGATACTGAACCATCCCAATGAACTTTTGAATTAATTTCGTCACGAAAAACTGTACCAAATTCTTTGGGTGTATTCCACGATACCATGAAATATGGATTGGCATATGGTAAAAAGTTAGAAACAATTTGGTCAATATCAGACTTATATTTCGCAATCATAGTCACTGATATATCCATTGTCACTGGTATGGGGGTCGGTATTTTTGCATGACTAACTATTTCATCAGCTACATAATTAGCTCTATAAAAGAATTGGTCTTTATTAAACACCCTCGTAGCATCCCTAGAAACATTGGTCTGCTCTATGGATACTACTGGGAGTGTGATGTGTTTTTCAGCATTGATGATGTCGTGCATCACCCTTTGCTTCGGTCCAAATATATATTTGACCGCAATTTTAGATTTCCTATTTTTATGTTCATCATGTCTAAATACGAAGGTATCATCGAACGCTGAAACAAATAGTCTAAGTAGATCAGAAATCTCAAAATTATGGGTGTAGTTATTCACTACACCTATTTAATTAAATGATCCTATTTAAAAATGATGGGGGGAGTTTTTTCTTAAATTGATGTAGTGCGGTGACTACACCACCATCTAATATATATGTGATACATTCATCCGTTTTGCATCGAATGCATCGACCACAAGCCTGAATAAGTGTACATAACATCTTTTCAGCATACCATGTTTTACTCAATTTCATCATCTCAGCAGTGCGAGGATCTTTGGTTGGTAGCCAAGGAGTCTTCATAACAATTTGAAACTCACCAAGATCACCTTTAAGGTCAACACCATAAGTCATACTAGGAGATACTAGAATTGTAGGTTCAGAGCTATTCATATGCATCTCTAAAATATCTTCGTTAGTCACTCCTGTTTCGCGAACAAGTAGTCTATCTGAATTAATATTCTCTTTCAAATATTTGGCAAACCCAAGTGTGTTTGTGTGGATAATACCCTTTTGATTAGGGTGTTCATCATTAATAATAGCCTCAATTTGTTTTGCGAGAATCGGAAGCATCTTCTGCTGATTCCCATAATTAATCCTCTGATCGGCTTTAACAAGGATTGGGGCTTTATTCGCATCAAACTCAGAATCCACATCAATAAACTTGAATTCCTCGATACCTAGTGTCTTAGCATATGAAGTTGGGTTGATGATTGTAGCACTGAGGATAATGATATGATCTGCGTAATTGAAGATCAGTGAACTAAGCTTGCTGACATACAGAGGAATGAACTTGATGATAGTAGAGTCCTTATCAATGATATATTTCGCTTGGAAATAGGTCATATGTAGGGTATTTACTGAACGTGTGAAGTTCAACAGTTTTGAATATTCCCCCTGCTTTTTCTTATATTCTGGCTTAGTTTTTAGTTTTGCATTATTTTTAAAGTAGTCAATATAGTTCTTCAATTTCTCAACTAATTCGGTTTTAACCTCTTTAACCCAGTTTGATACCGCAATATCATTACTGGAATCTGATGGGAACATATTGAAATCTACATCATATTTTTGTAGATCTTTAAGATCTATTTCACATGTGAAGTGGGATACTAATTGTTCCTCTAATTCAGAACCCTCGTCAAGAATCAACACCTTTCGATGCTTGGCTTGATCTGGCAGGGCGAAGAACATACTGTAGTTGAGTGTTGAGAAGTCTTGTTTGAGTACATTATTTCTCGCATTGTAATAAGTACATTTGTTACAAGCCCAACACTGTTTTTTGACACCTGAAGAGTAATTACATGCAGCAGTATCTACTGTAGAGATGCCATCCAATTCGCAAATGTAGTTGTTTTGACCCTTTAGAATGCCAGTGTCTTCAAATGTTTCGACGTATTGATCTTGTAGAGATTTTGTGATAGTTAGGGCGAAAACACCTCGTCTATCATCAATATCTGGTTCGAAATCTGGTGTATATACCTCGTATGTATCGACCTTTTCGCAGAATTCTGCGTCAGGTTCATCGAAATGATTTGCAATTGTTTTACCGATGAAGGATTTACCTGCACCAGTTGGCGCACTACAGATTATATACTTACAATCTGCTTTGATAGCCTTTTCAATCTCTGTAAGGATTGTGACCTGACTCTTGTTTGGTGTGAAGCCTTCTGGGAAACTCATTAATAGTTTTGACATGACCGAAGTGTAGCACCAACTCGATGCTTGTCAATCTATTTCGATACAATTGGGCGTTTTATCGAGAATTTTAGGTGTTTTTCGTGAAATCGAGTCGTTGGTTTGGTCGCGCACATCTTCATTCTAAAGTAGTCCACATCACCAACTGGACAAATTGCCGATAGACAGTAATCAAAGAACATATCATCCCCTTCTTCTGTTAAATTGTATGGATATGGAATATCAATTTTTCTAACTTTATCATCCTTCTCTAGGGTGAGTTTGACAAAGTATTGCTTACCTTGAAAAAATGTCAGTTTGCCTTGGTAGATGATTTTGTCCTCAATAGATATCTCAACTGGATGATATATGAACTGCTTAAATTTGTCTGTAACATTTTCTAAAAACATAATATTTGAACATAGACGTTATCTATCCATGTAATTAGATTTATCGTCTCTAGACATTGGATACAAGATATTATTGTAAAATTCCCAAAATTTATTCGCAGGAATGGTATTTATAACCACACAATTCTCTAAAGGGACGTTTCTATAGTCTTGCATTATGACATCCCACACCACAACCATATTATGTTTAGCTTCATTTATCTTCACCCCTCTAGCCTCTCTAAAGTTTAGAGATATCTTACCATCTCTACTTCTAAGTATTTTCGCACTATTAGTACATATCATATAACGCACTGAAGGTCTGTGGGGTGCTCTCTTAGGTCTTCTACGAACAAACTGGATCTCACATACGTTACTATTCAATAATGTCGTGAGCGTAGCCCTGTTCACAGAACCTCTATATGTTGGAGCAACAAATATATCTTTAATTTTATTAAAAGCTTGTGCTCCTTTAGCTTTAATACCGTCAATAAATTTTTGTAAGGGTGATGCCATTTTATATATTTACAAAAAAATAGGCTATAGGAACATCAACCTATAGCCTATTTATATGACACGACAGAAACTCTGCCTTTATGACAACTATTCGTTGTCTAGCTTTTCAGCTACACCGAAAATTCTATTCTCGTTTAAGAAAATCCCATCTTTAAGTTTTCCTTCAACTCCATCCACATCCAGATTAGATACCTTGATACCCATCGACTGTGGAAAAAGAATCACATCACCAACATTACATTGAGTGACTCCAACGCCCTTCAATCTAACTACAGCCTTACGCCATGCTTGATGTGTTTGAGACATTGGTACGAGGATACCATTACGTTCAATACAATCGCCACCCTCTCCAGAAACAACATCAATAAATTCTGCTAGAATGATATCATCCAACACTGTACAAAGTTTATAACCTTCCAGACCAAAATCATCATTCATATCCTTCCTAGAAAAATCTAGGTGGGATTTCTGAGTAGCTAAATCATCAATACTTCTTCTCTCTTGCATACCTAAATTTACTCCATCCTCTCCTGTAGATCAAGTATTAAATCTAAGTTTTTGGTATATTGTTCTCTTGAGATAAATTCAGGTATATATAAATCCTTATCTATAACTGGTCTATAATCTTTTATGTAATTAATCTTCTTACGTGATAGCTTTGGAATCATCGTCTTCATGTATTTATACTGCTTCTCTTTACCTTCATTAATGAAGATTCCGTTCATCAGCTCATTACTATACTCCACAAACATATCATCATAAAATGATAGGAATGATATACTCATGAAGTAATTGAAATCGTGTAATAGGTCCTTAGTGATCACATCACTCTCTTTATATAAAATATCGTGTAATGCGTCAAACATAATACTATCTATTTATCATACCAGCAAATCCCATCTTCTGTTTCTTAGAAACTTCTTCCCCATTATCCTTAGAGATGTTGAATAGCTCTGCGAGGGTAATTGGTTCAGTAGGTTCATGATCAATATCATAGAACTTACATACATTCGTTGCTTCCTCTACATCTAGTTGATCGAAATGGTGGGAATAATATAGGCGACCTTTACGCTTCAATGCTTCATCCACCTTAGATTCTTCAACGTTGAATGTACACACCACTCGGATGTTTAATGAATCTTTTAGTAGTCCATCAGTCATTTCAAGAATGTTTTGTGTTCCTTGATTACGATCACCCAAGATCTCTTCAGCATCTTCAATAACGAAGATTGCATCTTTTTGATCCATTAGGAATGAGATGAATGCTGGGGATGTTAATACTGATGCCATCGAAGAAGGAATGTAAATTACAGTCTTATCTGTTTCAGCAATCATATTCTTAATGAAGTTTGTCTTGCCACTTCCTGCATCTCCATGAAGGAGCATCAATCCACCTTCACGATCCAATTCATCATCTACAAAAAAGCTTTTGATAGTCTCTAATGGAAAGTCTTCTCCATATAGAATATCATAACGGTCATCCTTAATTGGTTTTGGGGCGAGTCTCATTGTTTCGGTATATATACTGTGAGATCCCTGACAAATGATTTTAAAATTGTTCTTTGAGTCCTTTGGTTTCTCTGGCATACTATCAAAGATATCAAAGATGTAATCTTTATTTTCTTCCAAGGGGGCGAATGTAAGTTCTACTGTTAAGTAAGCATCTTCATCTCCTGATTTTGTATACATGATCGACAATACAATCATTTTATCTAGATCTACAAACATATATGATGGTTCGCTATATGCACACGAACTATTCATTAATTGGAAATCTGTACCATCAATCTTACTTAAGACGGTATCCAAGGAATCCATTGGAGTGCGTTTTGTGAGACATACATTTGGGCTATTTGTCCAAATATTACCAAAACTTGATGAGTACTCCAATACCACTGGAGCATCTTTCCTTTCCTGTTTAGATACTTTCTTGTGGTGATCGTATTCTTCTTGATTCAACCAAAGTATATTCTTCAAATTATTGGAATGTTCCTCTCTCAACTGCTCCTTCTCCCCACTTGGTGATAATTCTAGAGATGTTATGGTGCTATCTCTTGATACTCTGAATATTGATCGTCTTGTTCGTGTCATGGATTCAATTTATCTGATATTTTAATTTTGTCAACAAAAAAGGAGAGGTTTTACCCTCTCCTTGTCATTTTAGTTATTCTTCTAGCATATTCTCGACCATTTGATTGAGATTGTCCAAGTCGCCAATGTCATCATCTAGCGTCTCTGGAGTATCTTCATCAGGAATATCTTCTTCGCCTTCGCCACTCCCATATCCCCATTTATCATGAATACGTCTTACTAATTCAGGAAGAAGTTTGTTGTCAATAAGATCATAATCCTTTCGGAAGTTGCGATAATATCCAATCTTCTCTCCTTCAAAATCCACATATGTCTGACCTGCTGACTTAATAACCCCAAAGTCCTTCATCCATGTGAGTACACCGTAGTATTTATCAAGTCCTGTAGCGAACGATAAATACATCTCACCCTCAAGATATGGTTGCATGAAGCGGTTTTTAACAGTCAACGCTCTAATGATAGATCCACTGAAACTCTTTTGTGCAGCTACTTTAGTATCATCAATTGTCTTACCTTCATCATCCTTGGCTAATTTCTTAGCAAGTTGAATTGTAACACTTGGTAGATATACAGCAGCTTTACCACCAGCCATATGCTTTTCTAATGATGGATACATTGCAGAAGGATCGTCATAAACGTGATTAGTAATGATGATAGGTGTTTGGGAGGTTGTCGCCATATTTGTAAGTGTCTTCAAAAGAGACTTAATAGATTTAGCAAATGTACCCATATCAGCACTAGTCTTATCCTTTTCCATTCGAGACACTTCCATTTCACTCTGTAGATTGGCAATAGAGTCAATCGCAATGATGAATTTTCCATGTAGTTCTGGATTAGCAGATACGTTTTTAAGGAATTTATAGATTGTATTTCTAGTGGATTCAATCCCCATTGCAGGGATATATTTCACTTTAGAAGTATCAAGACCTAGACGTTCAGCCCCTTCCGCATCAATAGCATTTTCAGTATCAAAGATTACTGGAGTGTATCCTTTCTTCTGAGCATTACCAAGAATTCGCTGAACGAAATATGATTTTGCTGTAGCTGATGGTCCTGCAATTTGTGTCACTCGACCTTTTGGAATTCCTCCATCAACCCGACCTGATATAATCATGTTGAGAACAATGGAACCAGTATCAATCCAATCACTTACATTAGATAGGGATGATTTATCAAGATATGTAGCTAAAGGATTGATCTTATCAATCTCTCCCAAAGCTGAATCTATACCCTTCTGTAATTCTGTTTTCTTTGCTGCCATATTTAGTCTACATCAGTGATTGAAATAACTTTGTCCCCAGTTTCTACCTTTTCTACAGGTTTATTAATGGACTCGCTACGAGCAATGAGGTCAGCAGATACTTTAACGTCACCCATGACGATATTTGATTTATTATAAACCCACTCATTGCCATTCTCTGCAATGTTATCAATGAGTTCTGCGAAAAAGATTGGAATGACATGTACTTGTACTGTGCCACCTTGTTGCATCTCCACATGAATAACTTTTGGGTCATCTACTGTGAGAGTTGTTTCTGTTTCGCCTACCTGATTACCGATGATAATACGACCGATTTGGTCTTGGAATGTTACTGTTTTCATATTAATTAATTTTTATTTGATTTTTGATTACTTGTTTTTTCTAGCACCTGTGCCATATACGAACCCTTTTTCCTCTTCATCACCGTCTTCAATAGTGTCAGGTGTGTTATCGACATCTTCATCAATAAGATAAAGAGGTTCTACATCTAAGATTTCTAGATGTTCATTGACAAGATTTTTAACTTTCTTGGCTTGATTACTGTTCTTAGATGCAAGTTCAGTGAGATAATCATTCTGAACTGTGACAAATTGGATAATCTTATTAAGGTTCTCGTCACTAAAGACGAAAGACCTATCATGATCTGATGATTGAGAAGCAACCGCCTTAATTGTATTGAGGATGTAGGACACTGCATTATCGACTCCTTTGTCGAAGCTTTCTTGGTTAGTCATACCCATATATTAACATAATATACAGGTATGTCAAGTTCATTCAGATAAAAAATCACATAAATCAATCTTTAATGTTCTATTTGGAGGGCGCAATACCCAACCAACAGATTCATAAATCCTTTTAATGGGGGCACTGACAATTCTATCAAACATTATGTTATAATCCACCTGAACATTCTCCTCTACTTCAGCGGGTAAGTTATCAGTTCCGAATCCAATGACTGTAATACCATATTTGTTTGGAGTCTGCACGTATGCGAATTTAATCTTATCCCCTTCCACCAATTTCTCGTATTCGAATTCCAATCCTTCTACTCTACATATTTCATTAAAGAAATATGCAGCTTTGACGTTCTGAGGTGTCTTAGTTGGAGCTTTGAAGCCTGTATATCCCTTAGGAATCCACTTATTATACGTGTTCATAGAACCATTATTACATGCTTGTCCACTAGGTAGTGTTTTGAACATATCATAAGATTTGATATATAGATCAGTAGCTTTCTTCTTATCCATATCCATAATAACCGATTCAATAATTGATTTAATCATTGGTTTAAGAGACTTTGGTGTCTTAGTGGTTACAACTTCAACACCAATATACTTGAATTTATCAACATCTACCCCTTCATCATTTCGAATGTGTAGGATATACTTCTTCGGTGCTAGGAAAATACCTCTATCTGCAACAGCTTCTCGCTTGAATACTAATCTTGGATCAATACTTTGGAGAGATTTCCTTGCCCAGCTTTCCATACTATCATTAATGTATTTCTCCACACCATCACAAACATCATAGAACTCTTTAGATATGTTATTTTCCTCGTCAAAGATATGAATGCCATACTTCTCGCGAAGACATGTCAACGTGACATACACTGAGTCAGTATCATTGTATCTGATGGAGTCTTCAATCTCTTTATCAGTCAGTTCTTGATAGGTTTTAGACATATATTCTTTGAAAGCTGTATTACTTTTCTTGATTGTAGCTTGTCCTGTAAGGGTTACAGCTTCACCAATATCTAGATCACCCATAGCAGCGTACTCGTTCGCACAGTACCCATAGGTGGAGTTCAAAACGATCTTATAAGCGTGTTGGTAAGTGTTACATAGTTGAATTTCATCTTCAAGTAGTCTTTTCTCTATATCATCATGACCCCCTTTAACAAGAATACCTTTCAATTCAAACATGCGAGACTTCATGACCTTTCTGTTTGTATATAACCAGTCAAGGAACTTAGGCATAGCCCCCATCTTCTCTTGTGAGAAAATAACTCCATTTGCTGCAAGAGATCCTTTAACAGACTTCAAATATTTAACAAACTTGTCTTTAGGTAGGTTGAAAAATTCACCAGACTCCAACTGTAGTCGCATAGTTCCATTCTTCTGAACCTTAACCATACCCAATTTAGTCTCTGGAGACATATTGCAGGTGATCATCACAGATGGATACAGACTATTGGCATCAAATGATATAATATCTTCTGCAAGACCTGTAATTGGGTCTGCGACATATCCTCCAGCAATTTTTCTACCAGTTCTAGACTTAACAAATGTAGGGATATATTTTCCCTCCATTCTTGCTCGACAAGCAACTGCGCCATTGACTACGCCAAGAGTTTCCATACCCTTTTCCATAGAGCAGAAGCCAAGTAATGATATAAATCTCAACAGATCCATATACTTCAACTTCTTTTCAAGATTTACTAGAATTTCAACGTCCCGAATGTTATAATCTACGAATTTATCCCAATCTGTATAGATTAGGTCATTCATTTTACCGCTATATTCAATCTTACCAACACCCAATTCCTCTTCACCAATAGTATCAAGCTTATAGTTGGGCTGTTTCGTCATATTGAACTTCTTATAAACGTCCAAATAATCAATATTGTTCATACCAATGATATTTTTAGATTGATATTCCGTACCATAGAGCTTATTCATTACAGTCTTATCGAAGACCATTCTCTCTGGAGATAATCTACTAACCCACTGTTTGTTGAGAACGCGCTCAATGCGATTACATAGGTATGGTATATCAAATGCCACACTGTTCCACCCAATGATATTGTCAGGATGGTCTGATTCAATGAATTCTACGATATTTATGAACATATCCTTCTCACTTTTAGAAGGGGTGTATATGATATCTATATTATCTCCGTTGTATGGTCTTGTCCCGAATGTGTGATACTGCTTGGTTAATGAATTGTAAATTGTGACCAATACAATTTCATGATCAGCTAGATCAACGTTAGGAAATCCTTTACCACCTTCTCCTGAAGTGGTTTCAATATCAAAAAATGCGTTGTAAAGTGGATTGTCCATCAAATCCGTGTTCTCGCTCACTTCCCAATAATTATCGATTAGATATTGTTGGGTGGCTGGAAGATTTTCAAAAATTCTCTTAGTTGGCGAATCATTAACAAACCGTCTTTTATGTTTTTCGTCATTGAACTCAATTTTTTTGAGTTTTGTGTCGTATAGGGAGTCATATTCTCCATCCTTGTGCTCAACCATGATATAAGGCTTATAAGGAATGGTCTGGAGACTTCTATCCCCATCCTCATTCCACCCATAAAGTTTGATTGAACTTGTTTTATTGCTATAGCAGCAGTGTCTAATCATAAAAAAACCCTACCATATCGGTAGGGTTTTGTCAATTAGTAAGTCAAATACTTTCTGGAAGGGTCGCCATATGGTGTGTCATAGGCTTCTAGATGTTTCCCGACATTCTCAGGATTTTCTAGGAAGTGTTCTTCTGCGATTGACCTCAGATCCTTTGACAAGGCTAGATATTTCTTCTTATTTTTAAGAATCACATCCAACTTCTTCTCAAGATCTTCAGAATCTGTAAACCTCATAGCATTTGGAGCAATCTCATATGTAACCATATCTTGACATATACATGGAATACCTAATGAAGCACTTTCAAGAAACTTAATGTTAGATTTACATCTATTAAATTCATTATCTTGTAACGGAGCAAAGAATGCTTGTGCTTTTAGGGATGCTAGGAAGTCTGGAAATTCCTTTAAAGATTTCCAAGGATGGAATTCGATTGTTTTATTCTGAATTAGATGTTTTAATTGGCTTGGATATCCTCCAATGAATACAAATTGATATTTTTTGAGGTTATTCTTAACAAAATCTAATACATGTGTGAAATCATCAACACCTCCATTCTGATTTCTTACATCAAAGTGGGATGCTGCACCTGCATATACAATGCGGGGTCGTTTTTCGTTGGCTTCATATGCTCGCTTAACTGCCACATGATTATAACTTGTGCCAAACCAACTCTTTGGAATGAAATTCTCAATTACTGAGATTTCCTCTTTCCCAGTCTTACGCTTAAAGTAGTCTCGCATATATGGATTGGTTACAACCATCTCATCACACAGCTCAATACAATCTAATGCGCCTTGTCTGATTTGTTCATTGGCAAATGATTCTCTAAATCCGTTATACAGGGGAATATCTTCGTGAAATACTACATCATCAAGCTCATAAATAAGTTTGAAACCTTTATCTTTCTGAATACTTTTAAGAAATTGTAGGAATTTAAGTTGGTTTGGTGATACTTGACGCTGTACTTTGATCGCGCTCACATCATTATACCATTCAGGATCATACACCATCTTATGGGATGACATTGAAGTACCCAAACCTGCTAGGTTTATTAATTGTTCTGCGAATAATATTCTCCAGTGACCGCAACCACCTCGATCTGCAACATAATTTAGATAATTATTGCCTTTTTTCTTAGGTGTCTCTACCTTCTGTTTGATTGGTGGTTTATAAAATGGATTGGTGTTGAATGCTGCCATGTCCGTATTTATAAACCACCTTTAGACTTGTAAAGTGTTATTATATCAAAGTAGTTATATCATTTTCCTTCTGTAACTCCACAACCTGCCCATCAATATGTTTGATGGCTTCTTTGCGGTGTGAGATGGCATAAACAGACCAACCATTATCTGTGATCTTCTCCTTCAACATCTCAATAAACATATCCAACCCTCTTTCATCAAATGCACTATCAAAAATCTCATCGAAGAACTTAACATTACTGTAAATACCACATGTGCGTTCTCTTAAATCAGAGAATGCTAGAGAACAGGCAATATCGATTGTCTTTCTTTCAGCACCAGAACAGTTATAGTAGCTAGTTTCGTTACCACCCTTTGATTTGATGGTTTCGTCGAAATATTCATCAAACTCACAACGAATATCTAGACCCATTAGTCCAAGATATGCAGTTATGTTAGAATTGAGGATGGTTAGTAGCTTCTTAACAATGATACTTTTAACTCCCTCATCGCCTAATGTGAATTTACATATATCGAGTACATCAGTCTCTTCTCTATTATCAGTTAGTTCAACATCTTGTGCCGCGAGACTCTTTTCAGCCTCGGTAATTAGATCACCAAATGTATCTTCATCATCACCACCTTCATCATCAAAGGATTGTTCAAACTCATACTTCTTACTAACCTCTTCATCGTGTCTCTTCTGCGCACTATCCTTAACTTGGCTATAATGTTCATACATATCAACAACATCAACTAATTCTCTGTGTTCGATTCGTTTCTTTTTTAGCATCGCTCGAAGTTTCGAGATAGCTTCAGTATATTTGGTAGAAATTGTCGTAAGGTTATCTACTTCTACTTGCAATTCGACTTTCTGTAGTTCTATCTGATCTGTGTGATCTGCGCAAATATCTTGAAGACATTTTGTGCAAGAAACACCATCACCAATATTGTTATATTTTCGTATCTCAATTTCTTTACTAGAAATGGTGTGTTTATTATCTCTAAGAGAGTCATTAAGTTCGACCATCTTATCATCCATCCTATCGATAACCCCATCAAGCTTGAGAACTGACTCATTAACACCATTAATATCAATTTTGTCCATATTGCGCTGCATTTCATCAATCTTCGCAGCCTTCTCCTTGATTATCGCATCAAACGCACTCAACATATCCTTAATTTTGGATTGTCTGCGTTCTTCCCGACTATCAAAATCAGCTTTCTTGCTAACTAGTAGTTCAAGATTACTCACATTAGATGCAATCTTACCATCAATAATGCGTCTCTCAATCATAACTTCCTTTGATTCAGCTTTAACGTCTTTAGTCATGATATCAAGGATCATAATGTTGAAGATATTGGAGATGAACTTACGTTTCTTCTCAGCAGTTTGTGTCATAAACGGAGCATTATCACTGATGGACATAATATCACAACATTTCGAAATATCTGCATTACTACTCACTAAATCGTCAATATATGCGTTAGTATTTTTGATACTATCTCGCGTGATATCCACCCCATCCTTAAATAGGTCAACACTATTGGGTTTCAATTTACGAACAATAGTATATTCATTAGTATCTGTAGTTGTTGTCACATCAAATACGATTTTAACAAATCCTTTTTTCTTGGTGATGTAATTTATGATATTCTGGTTCTTAATCTTACCAATAGTCTCTCCATATTGACCCCAAAAGAACGCATTCATGAGAGTACTCTTACCAACTGCATTTTTTCTCTCTGGATTATCGAGGTTTGTTCCAGTGATCATATTAAGACCTGATTTAAACTTCATGACAATTGGATCATTACCAATCGACATGAAGTTCACCACCTCCATACTTTTATATACTATTTTTTTCATATAACTTCTTTAGTTTCTTCTTCGACTTCTCTTTTATGTCATCTGAAAGATCCATAATATCGACAAACTCTTCCATAACGTCATATAGGTCAAAAGTCAAGTCTATTTCGTCTCCAGTTCCCATATTAACCACAACGGTTGAATAGTCGTAATCTATGATAAATGGTTTTAGAGTTGCTGCATTGGTCTTAATAGCTAATACCTCCTTCTCAGATAATCCCGAATCAAAGATAAGCTTGATAATGTTGTTTTCAACATCTTCTTCATCAAACTTGAAATCAGCATCATTAATAATGAACTTTTTGAATCTTGGAGAAACATCATTTTCAATGAATTCCACTTCAGCAGTATCTAAGTCTAGTATATATACCCCCTTAATATCACCCTCGTCAGAAAAGTCCATTGGAAAGGTGTTTCCAACGTATCGGATATCACCCTGTTTATACTTCTTAATAGATTTGGTATGAAAATGTCCACTATATACATTGCTAGAATGGCTCAATAGATGGGTGGGCGCGACTCCGTGTGTACACGTAGTATATCCATTCATAGAGAATGTAGTTACTTCAAAGTGTCCAAATAGGAACTCTGAGTCGTCCTCAACTTCATGACCCCAAGGGACGAAATTACATGTATGTCCACAAATGTCATACATTTTGGGTTCGTCTATAAGCTCAATATTGTTCCAATTACGCATCATTCCAAGGGAATGTACATCACTTCGGTTTTTATACCAAGCATCATGATTTCCTACGATAACATATATGGTGAAATTCTTGAAAATCTCTAATATCTGTGATCCAGTGTGGATAGTAGATACACTTACATCAGTTCTGTTGTGGAAAAAGTCACCAAGGAAGAATATAGTGTCTATATTCCGTTCCTCTAATTGCCCCTTTGTCCACTCAGCCCAATTGAGAGCATTTTTAAGCCACTTCTCACTGTCTGCATATAGACCCAAATGGAGGTCACTAAAAATAGCAACCTCCGAGTTTGTAGTTTCGTTCTTTTGTATTGTAATATTACTCATTATAGAATTCTTCTTCATCTACTCCGTTGACTGGCTTTGCATATGTCTGGTTATTTGGATCTGACATGAATTCATCATGTACTTGTTGCCTATATTCCAGTAATCCCTTATGTTGCCTATTCTCTTTCTTGATTCTGTTACTAAAAGCGTTCCAAGCAATGGCGTTGAAATATGAGTATGGGTTATATGTTGATTCAATATTGAATTGTTTCTTCTTCATGGCAGCATACATCTTGATAATTGCGTCTCCAACCATATCTTCTTTCCAAGATTGGGTATATTTGATGAATCTCCAGTTGAAACTTAATCCTTCTGCTATCTTTTGAAGACCTTCTACCAGCTCATTACATGGAGTTTCATCACCACTATCATAAAAATCAACAATTAGTTGTCTAAATTCTTTAGAATTGATATAATACTTCTTCTTGATGTCTTCTGGTTTTGGTTCTTCGTCGCTCATAGTAGTGAAATTGTTTCATGTGTAACAGGATGTTTCTGTTCTAGGTAGAAAGACTCTCTTTCGACTGAGTGTTTCATTGAATACTTGATATTATCATAGAAATCCCATAGAGTCAAGATATCTTTGCTATCATGTAGACGTAATCCGCGACCAATACTCTGTACGATGCGAATAAAGCTCTTACCCCCATAAGCAAATAGTACATTGTGTAGGTTTTTAGCGTTAATACCAGTTGAGAAGATCTTAGCAATCGCCACAATTACGATATCGTCATGTTCTTCAAGCGAATCAATGATGATTTGTCGTTCAGATACAGGCATTTCCCCACTAATAAAGTGGATTGTTTTGCCTCTATTGCTCAATATGTTACAAATATTCTCTCCATGTAGCAACCTGTTGACAATAATAAGACTGTTTCCCTTACATTCTATAGCTTTATTAGCTATTAATGAGTTTCTAGGAATAGACTCAGATATATAATCAACTTCATCAGTAAAATTCATAACTCCTTTGTCTGGATGTATAATTTTAACCATGTTGATATTAGCACCAGTCAAGAAACCTTCTTCAATAAGCTCTGATACAGGCTTCTTATAGATTACATTACCAAATACCGACTTACATTTCCACATAGCAAACTTGTCTTTAGATAAAGAACCTGTAAGACCAAATTTGTTGGGTGTTTTAATGCTCTCAACTACCTTTGAAATACCAGACCCACCATGAATTACATGACACTCATCTTGAATAAGCACATCTACATTTTTAATCCATCCATTTGAACCATGATTGAGATTTAAATACTCTGTATTTACTATTATTACAGATGTGTCTTGTAATACATCCTTACTCCCCCACTTGGAATATGTAACATTCAACTCATATTCTTTGAAGTCTAGAAAAAGCTGATTTAACAGTCCAGTCCCAGGAACAATTATTAGTATTTTTGAATTTGGTTTATGTTTTAGGATGTTTGTAACTAAACTTGCCGTCATTAAACTCTTTCCTGCACCTGTTCCATGTTCAAATATACCATACCCCACACGCATAGCTTTAATAATCGAATCCCACTGATAATACCGTAGTTCAAATAACAGATTGTCATCAAGTTTATCCACATTGGCGATGGAAGGCATTACTCTTTCTTTGAAAATGTCTGTCATTACAACCTTCTCAATACCGATAGACTTCAAAAACTTGAATATGTCGGGAAATATACCAATACCGAAGCGTCCTCCATTACTAATAACATACTTTCGGGGTGGTGCAGCATACTTCAACTTCTTTTTATTGAATGACGCTGCGGCATTCTTGACTGAAAAGTGTTCTCTAACCCTTTCCATGATAAAATCATTACATTGAATGGTTGCTTTGTTGTATCCTTTAAGGAAATCAAACTTCACAGACATATCTACTCCATATTCTTCGAGCATTATTCTTCTTCCATTGTTTTGATTAAGATAATGTTCTTAATGTCATTACCCATGAACTTCAAAATGTCGCAACAATCCTTCAAATATGTCACACAGATCTCCAACTCAACCAATTCTTCTTCAAGCTTAATAAATACATCTTGATTTTTGAGATTATCATATACATTCTTATCTAATTTGACTGGGGATTTAACTCTAAGCTGTTCCAAGCATTCTTTGCGTAGATATTCTTTCTTTTTGATCAGTTTGTTTCGTCTAATCATAGTGTTATGATATCTAGCTACCCAAAAGTGTTTCACGGCAGGTAGGGTTGTTGCAATTTTTTCTAGGTTGAATGAATCAATCGCCACTGCTAGTTTAAATTCCTCTTGATATTTGTCATATAGTTTCATTTATGTTAAATAGTAACACATCTATACCAAGATGTCAAACATTATGTCTAATAGAAACACAACAATTAAAGAAAGTAACGATGCAATTAACAAACTAATGGAAGATATGTCTGCTGGTGGAGCATTGGGTGGTATGGAAGTTGCTGATGGGATCTCAAATGGAGATAATTATGCAACTGGTGATCAAAGAATACCTAAAGCTGGCAAGACTCAATCAAGATTGGGTTCTGCTAAAAAGAAAAAGAATAAAAAGTGTACATGTAAGTATAAAGATCTTGAACAATGTAATTGTAATGTAAAGATTGTTAAGGGAAAGCCTTTATAATTTATTAATGGGTTATAAAGTAATATACTATCAACCCTATTAGTATTAATAATGATAATATTGAAGAATACCATATCATATTAACAGTTTTACCACCCCAACAGTCAAATCCACCATCTTTTTGCTCCATAAAGTCGATTCTACCACCAAAAAACGCTCCGTCAAGCCAAAAAACGCGAAAATTCATTATTATAATTCATTTCTAATTAATTGACTTAACTTACCTGTGTGACCTTATCTGGATTAGCTTCCAATTATTTAAATAATTATATTAATAGCCCCGCAGGGAACCACAAACTCAATTATTAACAACAACTAATAATATTTAACACAGCTTTTTTGGGTTGTCAAGAACAAAATAATATTATTTAAGACGTATTAATACCTTATTATATTATTCCCACCCACTCCTCCCTCTACTTATAACAACTAATACAGATTGTCAACAACAAATTAAAATACTGGTAAGGACAACATAACGATCTAAATAGATATATGAGTTCAAGATGGATTAATCTACCAGACAATTATTTAGATGATGAGTTACTGTTTGGTATTGTGTATATTATTAAGAATAACCACCCAGACAGTATTAAGAAGTATTATATTGGTCAGAAACAAGCTAAGAAAAAGATTAGAAGACCCCCATTGAAAGGTAAGAAGGCTAAACGTATCTGTTATGTTGATAACAATCTTGAAGAATATTGGGGATCGTCATCTGAGTTACATGATGACATGGAGAAGTATGGAGAACAATATTTCACTAAAGAAGTTCTGCATTGTTGCTGCTGTAAATGGGAACTCAATTACATGGAGACTATGGAACAATTTAAATATAACGTTTTGCTTGACGAGACTTGTTATAATGGTATAATCAATGTCAGAATAGGTAATGTCCCAAAGGCAGTACAAACTAAATATGACAAAGATTACACCAGCATTCGATTTTGATACAAAATCCTACGATACCTACCCCCACGGAATCTATACTCTTGAGGATGGTAGATCTGGGATCATTTTCCAGTATTCTAGGAGAGAGATTGTGGATGTTGGTACATGTCTAGTACAATTTGCCAATCAACATTTCCTCAATACATTAGATGATCTTGGTCTAGAGCTTACAATTGATTTAACCAATAGAACTAATGCGCGTTTATATAAGAACTCATTTGCCCAAGTTCTAATTACATTTTTAAGACAGAGAATGTTTGGTAATGACATATTTTTTTATCTAAATGAGTCTGATGTTGGAGATAACCAACTCAAATTAATAAAATCATGTTTCTCTTTGACTGGAGTAGAGATAATTAGAGGAAATAAGTCAATAGATGGATTTTATGAAGATATATCGGACAATGATGCAACCACCATGACCTTAATTGATCTTCATTGCGAACATAACAAGCTAAACACATCCTCATCTATCAAAACCATGAAGAAAAAGGCTAAGGGTATGGGTTTAAATCACCTATATGACGAAATATTGCAAGATAGGGACAATAAAGTAATTTTTAACTAAATAGTGATATGTCAAAGTTTAGTAACATGTGTAATAAATTTGATCCAAAGGTTCAAGGCAAAAAGGTGGAAGTAATTGCATTTTTTGAATCAAAAGGATTTGAAATCGTAGAGGATGAAGATAATGCGAATAAATTTAAAATGAACACTCCCAGTGGGGAAGTAGTTGTTGAATTTAATTCCCAAGAAGATGATGCTACTGACGATGTTTCGGGTGAAATAGATCGTCTAGCTAAAGACGAAGATGATGATCTCAATCCAAACGCAGTAAATGCGAAGAAGAGACGAGGTAAAGTTAGTAAGAAGGCGATTGACAATTTTGAAGATTCAACGCAGAACATAGAAAAGAATTTAAAGTAATGGGTAATCGCACATTAAAATTGTTAGAGCAATATGAAGATAATATTGATGCTATGGAGGGAGGCGAAGATGTTAGTGTTACTGATACACCCCAACCAGAAGCTCCTGAAGAAGGAGATGCTCAATCATTAACATCTGAAGGTGAGTTATTCTATATAGAAAGCTTAGTCGATGCTGCTCTATACTCACCAAATTCAGAAGAACAAGCCACATTAATGGATATTCAAGATGCATTATCATCAAAATCCTATGTAAACGCAAGAGCAGAAATTCTACCAACAGTTTTAGCTATGTTCCAAGACACTAGAGAAGATAAGGAACTATC